CGACCTAGTAAAGTTTCTCAAGGACAAAGAGTTTACTAAGATGAAGAAGTGGGTTGTTCAGAATCTGGACAATGAACCTACACAGATCATCAGGAATGTGTACGACAGTCTCTATACATATATGTCACCACGATCTATTCCTGAGGCAGTTCTTCTTATTGGTGAGTACCAATACAAGGCAGCGTTTGTTGCTGACCAAGAGATTAACTTGGTTGCTTTCCTTACTGAACTTATGATGAGGTGCGAGTTCAAATGAAATTGAAATACCCAAAAGCGTATAACTTTGTAGACGCTCTAACAGATATTAGATCAGCAGTCTTGCTGATTGGACTCCACGGTGAAAACCTTATTGGTTTAGAACTCGGAGTCTTTCGTGCAGAAAGTTTTCTAACTATTTTACAGAACTGTCCTAACGTAAAGAAGTTGTACGGTGTTGATAACTGGGAACCATACACAGACTGGATGAACCCAGAAGGTGATGGTCCTTTAAACTCTACTTCTCCTGCACAGATGGAGACACACGAATGGATCGCCAAGCATCATATCAAATGGTCTGGTGAGCAACATCGTTCTGAACTTTGGAAAGGTAATACAGATACCCTTCACGAAGACTGTGACGATGAGACATTCGATTTTATTTTCTTTGATGCTTGGTTAAATTACGAACAAGTAAAGCGTGAACTAAATGATTGGTATCCTAAAATTAAAAAGGGTGGTCTAATCATTGGGCACGATTACAATGCTGAACCAGTTAATGTTGGTGTGGCAGAGTTTAGAGATATAAATGACATCAATAGTCATATGGCAACATATGATTCTATGTTTACTTGGAAAAAATGAATCACATTGGATTAGAAATTGTCTTCTGGACAACTCTTACATTTTATATTTTAGTTAGACTAGGAGTATTCAAGAAATGAAATTGAATTACCCGAAAGCAATGAAAAAGCACGAGATCTTTCCTATCGAGATCTTTACCTTTGAAAGACCCGATCTTGTAGATCCTATCTTGGATGCTCTTGATCCTATTGAACGTGGTATGTTTAACTTCCCACATCCTGTACAGTCTACTAAAGGTAATCTTCAAAACCTTCCTGCATTTCAACCACTTACAACTTGGATCGAAGAATGTCTGGAAGAGATTAAGGTTGATCAAGAGTTTGAGATGTGGGGTAAGTTTGAAGTCTCTATGATGTGGGGAAACGTATCGATGCCACATTCTGAAGGGATGCATCAACCACACAGACACCCTCTTTCATACTGGTCAGGTATCTTCAATCTAACTGAAGGTCACCCAACGCAGTTCCAAGACCCCTGTTGGGTCCGTTCTTACAATCAGATGGAAGTAGTCTCCTCAGCATATAAGAACGCTTGTAGCGCCCCTGAGTGGCGTCCTGGGACACTGGTAGTCTGGCCAAGTTGGTTAATTCATTTTTCAACACCTCACGTGGGTGATATGTTCCGTGCAAATATTGCGTGGAATGCACTTCCAACTGGTCCTATTAACTTCGGACCCTTCGGACAAAATATGACCAACATCAAGTTGGTTCAAGATGACCCTGTTATGCAACCAAACCCTAATGAAAATTGACAAGCACTACGATCCTTACAAGGACCTAGAGAACGAAATTCTTGATGACATCAAGTATGCTTCAGAAAGAATTGGTGGTATAATGAATACACATATCAAAGTGAGTCACACTGGTGAGCAGTGTAAGGTAATTACTATTGAGTATGACTTTAAAGTACAGTGAGATGAAATCGTACAAAACTCCGCTCCGCTATCCAGGTGGGAAGTCACGTGCTGCTGCAAAACTGTATCCACAGTTTCCTGATTACGTGAAAGAGTTTCGTGAACCATTCCTGGGTGGTGGTTCTATGGCAATCTATTTCTCAAAGGAGAATCCTGACACCCCTGTCTGGGTGAATGATACTTACTTTTACTTGTATAACTTCTGGGTACAACTTCAAGATCGTGGATACGAATTGAGTGATACTCTGATGTCAGTCAAGAATCATCACGACAATGAGCAGAAAGCAAGAGAACTCTTTCAGAAATGTAAAGCAGACATTGGAAATGTGGATGAGTTTCAACAGGCAGTTTATTTCTACGTGCTTAATAAGTGTTCATTCTCTGGACTGACAGAGAACAGTTCATTTTCTAAGCAGGCATCTGTATCAAACTTCAGCAAGAAAGGAATCAGGAAACTTGCACACTATAGTCATATCATTGAGCACTGGGAGATCACTAACAATGACTATGAAGATCTGATGACGGATGATCAGGATATATTTTGTTTCCTAGATCCTCCATATGACATCAAAGATTTCTTGTACGGAACCAAGGGTTCTATGCACAAAGGATTTGATCATCAAAGGTTTGCACGTGTATGTAATGAGTCTACCTGCAAATGGATGATCACCTATAATTCAAATGAAAATACTCGTGGTCTGTTTCCAGATCACACACAGGCAGAATGGGATCTCACATATACAATGAGATCTACAGGCGGTTACAACGCTGCACAATCAAAACGTAAAGAACTTCTCATCACCAACTATGTCAAAGCACCACAAGGATTACCCTTTAACTGATTACTTAAACAGTATTAATTTCACTAAAGAAGATCTTCGTGAACGTGGTGAAGACTGGATGAGGAAGTATCCTCCATACATTGTCAACAAATGTTTTAGTGGATTCAAAGAGACTGTGCTATATGCCAATGCTCTCAATGAGTTTCACCAACTTGATAATGATCTTCAATATTCATTTTATCTAAATAGTCTGAGAAAGAAACGTCGTTTCTCTCCTTGGCAGCGTAAGGACAAGATTGATAATCTTGACCTCATCAAAAAATACTTCAAGTATTCAGATGAAAAAGCACGGGATGCGCTTCGTATTCTGACCAACGATCAGATTGAATTGATTAAATTAAAAATGAATACTGGAGGTAAAACCAATGGCAGGTGAGATCGAGATCTCTTGGTCACCCGATATTATGGTCGAAGTTAGTCTCAAGCAACCAGATGATTTTCTGAAAGTTAGAGAGACGCTTACCAGAATCGGTGTAGCATCGAGAAAGGAAAAGAAATTATTTCAGAGTTGTCATATTCTTCATAAGAAGGGCAAGTATTATATCGTACACTTTAAAGAGTTGTTTGCGTTGGATGGAAAGCACGCGAACCTAACTTCTAACGATGTAGAACGTCGCAATAGAATTACTAAACTACTATCCGACTGGGGACTTGTAGATGTTGTTGATGAAGAACTTGGTGAACTTGCACCGTTAAATCAGATTAAGGTTATCTCTTACAAGGACAAGGGTGAATGGATTTTAGAGTCGAAATATAATATCGGTAAGAAACGTCAGGTCGCAGAGTAGATATATATAGTAGTCCTTCACAGTGACTATGGCAGACGAAAAGAAACAACCTCCTAAATCCGAAGAGAAACCAAAAGGTTTCTTCGGTCGCTTAAAGGAAGCATCAGAAGATAAGGAAGAACAACTCGCGATACTATCAACGTTCGTGAGACTTGGGATTCTGGTTTGGTCTGGTGGAATTCTGACGTTAGCGTACGTTGACTTGCCAAAGGCACTCAACTTCCCCGAGCAAGATCTCGATCCAACTTTCATAGCTTCGGTCTTCACTGGAGTTTTAGCTACTTTTGGCGTTCAGACTGCCAAGAAGAATAACGGTGCTGCTACTGGTGGTGGCAGTGGGATAACAAAGGCAGATATGGAAAGACTAATTGAGGCAGCGTCACAGACTGCTCCTGCACAAGTCATCCGTGTCGAACAAGCACCTTTGAAAATAACTACCGAAACTGATCCTAAAAAGTATGAGATGTAATTATGCAAAAAGTAATTAACGGACTTGTTGTAGTTAACTTTGTTTTCGCTGGTGTTCTTACTGGCGTTTTCGTTTATGGTTACGTCAACAGAGATAAAGTTGCAGAACAGGCAAGAGAAAGACTAACCAATTTGGTTGTCGAAGCAGTAGGTGGTATCGTTCCTGGAATGATGGACGATATGATTCCTGATGTTAGTGGTCCTGCGATGCCCCCAATTAAACCAACTATCCCAGGAATGTAATGAAATGGTTCGCTGTTAGTGCAGGTGTATTATTCGGTGTAGCACACATCGGAATGATCGGTCTGATTGCAAACAAACAAACACTTCCAACATTGAATCCTCCAGTAGGACCCTATAGTTCTTATGATGCATCTGTATCAGAAGATGGTTATCGGATTATCTACAAAGGTAATGATCCAAAAGTGATGAGTAAAGATACATACATTGACAAAGAGAATGGATTCTTTGGTATTGGTGGTAACACTAATATTAGAAAGTCAAATCAATATACTATGGATGGTAACCTCCATTTAGGAGGTGGTTCCGCTGACGGAATGGGAAAGTTATCTGCCAAGAAACTAGAGTGTATCAAGGCGGAAGGTGGTGGAGAACAGACAGGTGCCGTGGTAGGCGCTAGTGTCGGTGCCGCTGCTGCTCCTGCCCTATCAGGTGTACCGTTTATTGGTCCAATCCTAGCAGGTGGTGTTGCTCTATTTGGTGGTAATAAAGGTGCAGACATTGGTGGAGAGATTGCTCTCAGTATGAATGACTGCGAAGAGGAAATGACTGAATGATCGGTCCTTTCCTCAAAAAGTTAATTAAGTATTACCTTGAGAAACTTTTGATGTGGTTGAGACTGCTAAAATTTAATCTCGAACTCGACTCAGAGATCGATGAGTATCACAAAGCACTAGATAAAAGAGATGAAGAACGTAACTTACCTAGAGTAATCGAAGAAGGAGTCTTCGGTGAAGACGGTTGGTCTATTTCTATAAGTTCAGATTATGACAGAGATTCCACAGATCGGAGTACGGAAACTAGAGATACCTGAGGTTCAGACTTACGACTGGATCAATAGTATGCCTCAAGCAATCCCTATCTACCCACCCGTTACTACACAGGTGGGAGTACCGATTGTTGATATGCCTGGGTGTGTAGAGGCACATCCATCTGATGATGGTAAGAATAGTAACTTAGTTGCTGACGATGATAGCGGAGCAAGAATATATTGTGATGCAGGTATGCCATCCTTTAATGCGATGGACTACAACAA